CTTCATTCCTTTTCTGATTTCATCAGCAGGTTTCCCTGTAAGTTTTGACTTAATAGTGGCTATAATATCATAACTGTTAACCTGTTTCTTTCCCTGTTCTGATGCTTCTGTATATACATCAGCTCTGAAGGCTTTTAATGCTTTTGTTTCTTCGGGGTAAATCTTTTCTACTGCCCGTTGAGTTCCAATAGCTTTGGCAATAGTTCCGAAAGGTGTATCAGCTAATCTTTCAGGGTCTTGAGAAGTTCCGCCCCAGTAACTGGCATCATCAGTAGAGGTAAACTTTTCCTTTAACTTTTCCTCGTGGGTTTTTGGTAATTCTTCCCCTGGTTTCATACTCCCCTGTAATCTTGAAGTGTCCAGATAATCCTGATGCTGTTCCTGTGCCTGTTTATTCTGTGCCTCTGCTTTTTTGTTATATCTTTGAATATCCTTTTCGTAATTATCCCTGATAGTGTTATATTCCTTATAAACTTTCTTCTGCTGTTCGGTTTCGGTTTTTAGCTGGTCTACAATCTTATTATGCTCTGTGCGTAATTTCTCATATTTTATTGATAAGTTCCATTTCAATTCTTCAGGGGCTTCCTGTAACTCAACTTCCAAGTCATCTAATTGAGTGCCTAATTCCTGATAACGTTTGTAATTGGTTTCAATAGACTTATCTAAAGATGAAAAGGTTTCTTCCGCCTTGACAAGTGCCTGTTCTTCCAGTTGGATAATTTCTTCTGTGTCAAGTGGTTTTCCTTGTGCAGGAGTAACATTATCTGGAATACCTTTATATTTTGAAAGGTCAAGTTTAATTGGTTCTTTGGTTTGGGTTTCCTCTTTTTTTTCTTGCACTAAATCACTTAATCCCCAACCACCGCCAAAACCGCTGCCAAACTGCTCTTTTTCTTTTTTTTCTTTATCTAATAATTCTTCAGTAGTTAAGAATTTGGTTTCCATTTGTCATCCCCTATATATTCGTAAGTTACTCCATCGATTTCTTTGGTTTCACCAATTACATAACCAATATCTTCTTCACCGGGGGCTGTTAATAATTTCTTACCAGTTTCCTTCTGGTATTCTTTGTCATATTTTTTAGCAGATTCCCAACTGTCTTTATATAGCTGTTTATAGTTATAATTTTCGTCCTGCTCTATTCCTGCCCCTATCATGTCAAATGAATACTTTACCCACTGCATAGCCTGATTGTATTTTTCCTTAACAATATCTTTATAGCTGAAAGAACTGGTATCAATATTCAATGCCTTTAGCCTGTTAATCTCGTTGTTATAATCTTCTTTGGTTTCCACATTGGCAATTAAGTCTTCTTTAATATTTTGAGCAGTTCCGTAAGCTGGTGGCTTGCCTGTATCAGTGCTACTGTCTTTACCTATTGATTTAAACTTTTCAAACGATTCAGGGTCAGCCAGCCACCTCTCATAATCACTTGAAGGTTTACTCCCTGCTGTGCTTGTTGTACTCATACTGAATCCGTCTTTAGTGTAAGTCAGTTTAATCCCTGACTGTTCGGCATTTTTAATCATTTTGGCTATATCATTCAGGTCATATTCTTCTTGAATCGGCTCAAGTACAAAAGACTGTCCGCCTTTATCATTGACAGTGCTGGTTTTCACCTTCATATTATTAGCTTTCATAAACTCATTTAAAGCGTCATAATCAAGTTTATCCCCTTCAGGTATATCAATCCCCTGCTGTCTTAAAAAATCAGCCCTCATATCCTGTGGTAATTTTCCTGCCCTGTCCCAAGCCTGTGCAATCGGATCAACCTGTTCCGTTTCCGGATATAATGTATCCCTGATATCCTTTGCAAGGTTAAAGTCGTCTTCAAACTTTGCCCTCTGGTCTGTAACTCCCTGCCCCAATATCTGGTTTAAAAACTGTGTTGCAGCATCACCCAAAGACCTTTTCTTTTGCAATCTCTGCTCAAATAAAGAAAGGGTATTATCCCAATTGACCTCTCCAGTGGGCAAGTCCTGAACAAACTTCATCAGTTCGTTAAATTCGCTTATATCGGGTATCGTTTTCGATACAGTTCCCGTCTGTGCTGTTGCTGTTTCGGGCTTTTCCTCTTTCATGGGAGCAGTAGCAGTAACAACTGATTTGCTTTCCAGCCCGCCTGTCATGATTTCCTTCTTCTGCACCATTCCCGCCTCATCAGGCTGTTTCAGGTCAAGTCCGCCTGTCATCAGCTCTTTCTGTTGAAGCATACCCATAGCCTTATCAGCAAACTGGGTAGCACCTTCAACATCTATCTTGTCAGCAGGTGGATTGATGTTTTGCAATAGAATATCGGTCTGCTGGTTTTTAGCCTTGTCTATATCGGATAATGCAGCCTGTTGCCATTCGGTATCCCATTTCTTTTCCTGCCATTGTTTGTAGTTTTCCACAATAGCGGCTACAGTTCTCATTCTGTCCTGAAATATGTCATAAGGAGATTGCCCCGCTGCAAAAGGACTTCCTAACTGGATTATATTAGCCATAAGTTCACCTTCTTTACTCTTTTTTGCTCCAGGGCCAATCTATATCAAGACTTAAAATACTTGTTGCATAATCAAACAGCCCAGGCTGGTAATACTGTTCAGGCATATAATAAGTTCCATAATTTGCCATAGAATTAAGTCCGCTTAACTGTGTTCCCAATTTCTGCACCTGTAAAGCCTGATGTCCTGCCTGTAAATTGGCATTGGCAATCTGTTCCTGATTGGCTATTTCAGTATCATAAGTGGCAAGCGGGGTCATAAGTGAAGTTCCACTTAATGCCTTGCCTGCTACATCAGGCTGATATTGTGCATATCCCAAAGACTGTGATACGGCATTACTCATTCTGTTTCTTTCACTTTCGTAAAGGCTTCCCAGTGTCTGTAATGTCTTGGCATCTGCTATTGCCCTCATTTCACCTTCTGCTTTTGCCCCGACAGTAGAGGCAAGAGTTCCCCTTGTAGACTGCCCGTGTCTCAATACATCTGCTGATTTCTGTGTTGCTATGTCCGCTTCTTTTCTTATCCCCTCATAATAAGGAGAAGTTAAAGGGTCATACTCGCCTGATAAAGTTTTTTGTATTTCACTCAATCCAGATGAATAAGCAGGGTTTTGAGTCGGGTCTTTGGCAAGTCCTGTCAGTTGTTCCAGTAATCCCATTCCCTGCCCTAATAACTGCTGTCCTTCTGCCCCTAATCCCTGTAAATTAACCTGCGGAGCATTACCGCCGCAGCCACCGCCGCAACTGCCACTGCTACCCAAAAGCTGTTGCATTTGTGCTATCGCCCACTGGTTAGTTTCGTTTTCAAGCTGTATCGGCTGTTGGTCTGAAGTTTCATATCCGCCAAAAAACCCAGGTTTTTTTGATTTTTTCTTTTCTTCCTGCTGGTCGGGATAACCGTATATTGTCGCACCGCTTTCGGTTGTTCCTATTGGTGTCATACAAGCCATTTAAATCACCTCTTTCTCAATGATTGCGTCAGTCTGGATAAATCCGAACTTTCTCTGAAAAGCCTCTGGAAGCCTTCTTGTATTGCCTGTTATTTTCTTTATTCCAAACTGTTTGCATATCTCATATAAAAACTTCATTCCTTTTTTCCATAATGACGGATAATGAGGATCAATCCATACCCACTGGATATATAAAACGCTGTCTATATACATGGGAGAAGATGTTACAGATAATATTGTGCAGGCAATCATATCACCTATGCTATTGTAGGAAACAAACGGGAATATCTTCTGATTAAAAAACCCTGATTTTAGATAGGTGTAATATCTATCTGTATCTGTAGTGCTGTCCCACTCTTTTAACTTCCTGCATATATTTGTCAGGTCATTATGGTTATAAGTAAGATAAAATTCTAACGGTTTTAATTCCATTATTCTAAATCCTTTATCCTGTTCTCATGGTCTGATATATCGCCATACAGTGTTATAATCAACTGCTGTAAGGCAAGGTTATACTGTCTTACAATCCTTTTTAACTCCTCGTTTTGTACATTGTTTTCATTGGGTAAATTCGGTATGGAAGGTGTTATTCTCGGCATTATCTCTCCCCCTGAACGATAAACTTAAAGATTGTCCCTAAATATCTAAACACATTATTGCCCATAAACTTGATTAAAAAATGTCTTCCCAGTTCATCAGGTGCTAAATGGGGCAAAACAACATCATCATCACCTGTCAATGACAGAGTTCCAATTTCCCGCCATGTGGTTTCATGGTCGCACTTTATTGAAACAGTAATATCCCCTGCATCTTCTGTCCTGAAATAATTAAATAAGTCCAACAACCTCTTTTTAAACACAAGCGAATTGCTTTCTGATAAATCTGTGGCTATAACAAAATATGCGTCATAAGGATAGTCAAGGTCATTATTCTCATCACCGTGCAGTTGTGAAACATAGCCCGAAATATCACCTGTAAGCGTAATTAAAGTATTGCTCGGAGTATCACCTGATGCCGCTGTTTCCACTGCTATCCAGTCAGTATAGGTAGTTCCCCTTGCATTAGTGGCAAAAGCCCTTATCCAGTAATAGGTGTTTGAGCTAAGGCTTTCTATTGCAAGGTCAAAATCCCCTTCCTCGTAACTCCCAAGACTTTCGGTATTATTCCATGTAGCAACTTTAGTCAGTCCGTACTGGAAGCCTCTCTCATCAATAAGAACTCCGCCGTCATCTGAAATAGTTGCATTGGCTGTAAATTCATCTGAGAGAATATCTGTTGCATTATTAATAGTAATAGTCGGATACTGTGCTAAAGTAGTATCATCATCACTGGAATAAACATCAGAATAACCGCTGTTAGGTGCGCCAGTCTTGTAACTCCATGCCCTGTAATAGTAATGAGTTACCCTGTCTAATCCTGTATCTGAATAACTGTTGCCTGTGCCGAAATAGACCTCGTCCCCGTCAGCAACAGAAGTCGGGTAGCTCCCAACTTTGCGGATTATTTTAGTCTTTTCCGCCCCAGTGCCTTTAGTCCATGTCAGGTTAATCTGTGAGTCATCAACAACTGTACAGGCAAGCCCAGTCGGGGGATTTGGTTTGGTCATAAATGTAACTACATCACCATAGCCGTAACCTTTCGAGTTATGAGCATAAGCCCTGTAATAATATTTTGTTGCGGGAGTTAATCCCGTAAGTGCTTTTGAGAATGTTCCCGCTGCATAACTTCCGCCTGTATCTTCCTCTTTGTCATCTGTTACCAGCGGATTGCCAGTAGTGTTGTAGCATATTCCTCTTTTGTCGGCATTTTCAACCCCAACATCAGTGATTTCCCCATTACCAGTAGCTGTTGTTTCTTCAACATTTGTTGCTGCATCAGTATCTACAAAAGGAATTGAGTCATAATCAACAACTACATACAACTGGGTACATCTTACATATAATGAGCATAAAGCCTGTAATCTTACTCCGATAAACAGGTTATCAATATCGTTCCAAGTCCATGCCAGAGATGTATCAGGGTTGGTAGTCCATTCTGCTGAATAAGACCGATAACCGCTTGACATATCTGGTTGGAGTTTAGAGTAATTAGCCCCGCCAATTCTTATAAAAGGAGTGGCATAATCCCCGTCAATACCGCTACAGACTGCAACAACAGTAATCTTGTTTATAGTACCGCCGTGTATTAAGGAATTATGATTGGGAATATAAAACGTGTAACGCATGTCAGCACTACCCAAAGCATAAGCAAATACTGTAGTAGTGCTACCATCGGAAACTACATCATCAACTTGTTTATAATAATTGTTGCTTCCTGAATAATCGGCACTCGGTCTTAATATTAATTGGCTCATTTAATCACCTTACACATAATAATCACAAAAACACGAAATATTAACATCTTTCATCAAAAGCCATACCCCGTCTTTATAGACAACTACATAATTGTTCTCGTTGCTCTCAACAGGCAAAGCCCACATCATTTCCTTGTAATCCCTAACATAAGCCCCTCTTACCTTGTCGAGGTGGTCTGGTTGTATCTTGTCTAAAATCTCGGTCTGTATCGGAGCAGAGATAGTTCCAACGCCTTCCTGCTTAATCGTGTTATCACTGGCAAGATAGTACAAATTACCCTTGTCATCATTGACAACCGAGTGCATGGCAAGAAGCCCGAAACTGTCTGGTATTTCGTTATAGTTAAAGTATTCAGTACCGGCAACAGGAAAGAACTGGACTTTCCCCCTGTCTTTGAAAATATACAAAATACTGTTGTAATAACCGAAACCCTTTATTTTCCCCCTCTGCCCTATCCCGAAATAACCAACTTCACTGCCTGATACAAAATCCTCGTCATTCAAGGCACTGATATACAATCCCTGTGCATACCAGCGGGCATCCTGGTCTAAGTACGGATAAGCAATAATCAGCCTCGAATAATATTCTTTGGCAAACTTAGCCTTAGTGATACAGGTGCAGATATATATTTTTTCCGTTGCAGCGTGTGTTATTGAGAGATTGTCTACAAGTGTAACACTTACCCCTGCCTGAACAGTATTAACCTTGCCTACTTCCTCATTAGCATTACCTTTGTCAATAATAATGACATCCCCAGCCTCAAGCCCTGTGGTGGCTGCTACATTCAAAACCTTTTGTGATGCAGCACTCTCGGCATCCACTGTAGTAACTTCTGTACTGTAACTTACCCTTACCCCGTATGGTGTGTCTAAAGGTGTAACACTTCCAGTCCCGCCCCAGACTAAAGGCAAATCGCTGTTGGGGGTCAATACAACCTTGTCGTTGAATATACAGTAATCCCATGTATCAGCATCAGTGGCTAATTCGTATTTCTCATCTAAAGCACTTGCTGTAGTATTCCAGTGGTAGATATGTTTTTTCGTCAATACCAGCAGATATAAGGTATTGGTAGACTCTTTGATATAGGGAACAAGATTCATTACAGGATTTCCGTCAGGAGTAACCACTGCTGCATCATTCTTGGTAAGGTAATAACTGCGCATCGGTCTGCGGTGTATCTCCCCGTCTGTCAGCACAACCTTGTCGCTGTCAGGTGTTACTGCCTCATTCAACAGTAATGACGGCACATTTTTAATTACTCCCTTTATCGGATTAGAGAATATTCCGAATGAAGTTTTAGCCATTATCTCTCCTAATACAAATCCTTATATGCTAAAGATTTTCTTTCTCTTTTTACCAGCGGTCTTAACAACGGATAGTCAATTCTGGAAAATATATTGAAATAATTGCCTGCATCATCTTTTAATTCCTTAGACAGACAATAATAAGCCTTAGTCAGCGTATAAAGGGCATTTCTGAATATATCTGAATAGTATCGGTCTATATTATCCACTGCATTGACTTCTTCATCATCTATCGTTTCTGATTCGGGTACATAAGCGTTGTAGTGAAGTGTTGCAGTATATTTATCATCGGCAATCGGGTAAGGATACCAGAATCCCCCGTGCATGGCAAAACAGGTCGGCTCGTCCCTGTCATCTTCATCTGTCCTTCCCGCAATCCTTTTTCGGTACTGATGCCATGTGATTTCCTCTAACGGCTTTTCATCTGTCAGGTGGATTGTCATTAACTTCCTGTAATCAGAAGGAAGGGAATAATAAACAGTTCCTGCGGTAACAGATACAGTTGCCTCTATCCAGATAAAGTCATCAGTAAGAGAGATATATTTCATAGCTGATAGAATATGCTCATCTATATCTGTTTCATTTCTGTTTAATTCGCTGTTTAAATGTGTTAAAATAGCGGCTTTGGTTATAGCCATATCATTTACCCCTTATCTGGTTAATACATAATTGACTTCAGGTGAGCCTGTCCCCTGGTCTACAGGTGTATCGCTTGTTCCCGATTGCAGTTTTATATATGGCAATCCCGTTAAGGCATCTCTGATTTCCCCGTTCATGGTAATAACCTTGCTTGCAGCAACACTGGCTACACTTACATCACCAACATCATCAGCTACAACCACATCATTGAATGTTCCGTCAGGGGTATCACAAGCCTTAAAGGTTATAGCGGCAGTAACCCACGTCGAGGGAAGGAATAAGGCTATATCCTTGTAATGGGCTTTATCTATCACATTTGACAAACTTGCCATACATACCTCAACAACATCTTCTGTGCCTGTTTGTGCAACTGTTTCAGTAGCATCATGGGTAAAGGCTAAATCCTCTACCATAGTCAAAGATACGCCAGATTGAATGCTGTTAATGGTATAAGTGGCTTCATGGTCGCCCCCTTCATCAACAAGCACTTCTTCCCCTGCTACAAAACCTGTAGTGGCAGTAACGGCTAATACTTTCTGGTCAGCAGCACTTTCGGCATTAACAGTAGTGTCAGCATCAACAGTATGGTTATATGACAAATTGGTTTTAGACACAATCTTTACCCCTGCGTCAACGGAGTCAATAACAAATTCTTCTTCCCTTGCTGTGCCACGCCCGATAATTACCCTGTCCGCTGCGGTAAAATTAGTGGTATCCGCAACGGGAACATCCTTCTGCCCTGCGGCTGCGTTATCGTCAATGGTGCTTCCTGTGGAATATACAGTCGGGAAGGCTATACTTCCCCTAACAGTCATATCATGGTCAGGAGTTCTGTTCATGATTTAATCACTTCCTTTTCTCTAATCTCCTTCAGAAGCTCATCTTTCTTGCGGTGGTATGTATCTATACCGAGTTCTTTGGCTTTTGATACAACTTCCTGATATTTGACAAGTTTAGCCACTACTTTCCCGCCCTTTTCCTTTATCAGCTTTTCCAGATACTCCTTCCGTATATTTTTGTAGTTGTTGCCCAACTCCATATCTATACCCAATTCCTTGCCTTTTTCCATTAATTGCTGTCCTTCTTCGGTAGCCTTCCAGTCAAGTTTCTTCGGGAACGGCTTATCGCTGAATTTATCAGGGTGCTTCTTCAGTTCCTCGATTACCTTCGGATCGTCGGTATCACATACCCCGTCTACAAATACGCATAACCTTTTCTGGGAGAGGATTTTATCCCCTTCCTTAATCTGCTTGATTACAGAATTGGGCTTGCGTGTTATTTTTGAATAAAATCTCATTAATTATCACCTTCTTAAAATAAAGTTAGGGGCAGTTTGCCTGCCCCTGTGGATTTATACAAGTTCAATTACCTGCACGGTAGCAGCGTGTTCGCTAGCCAGTTTCTTGTTTGTTGTAGGGGTGAGGGTCAAAACAATAGTACCTGAACTGGTCAAAAACCTTGCTACATCCTCAATCTGGAAAGCGGAGATGCTATTTGTTGCAGCGGTAAAGGTCTGTGCATCAGAAGCCCAGAACTCACTGCCCGCACCTAAAGAGCAGGTAATAGCTCCCGCATTACCTGCTTCGGTTACCAGTATCAGTATTTTCCGTCCCGCTTTAGTCGGGGTAAAAGTAAAATCCTGTGCTTTACTTGCAGTTGTTTCAGTTGCGGCATCAGCGGCAAGGACTTTTACTGTATTAACTTCTAAAGTTACATTGTTACAAGATACAGCCATGATATTTCTCCTTTCAAAAACTTAATGGGGAGCAGAAAGCCCCCCTCTGATTTAGATTGCACTTTCAATACTTTCAGTGAACAAACCTATAGCTAATTCATTCGGTTTGACAACCTTTGCCCCGTAAACATGAAGCCCTTTAAGAGCATCTCCGAACCGTCTTTCAGGTTTATAGGCTTCGGTTTCAATAATCTGCTCAGCATAGGCAACAGCCCCGTAAGAGCCTGCAAGGATTACAGTTGCGGCGTTCTGTCCTGACTCATACAAATCGGGTCCGAGTACATTGGTTACAAATCCGTTGATATTGCCCTTTAAGTCCTGTGCATGAACAATCCCAGCAAGTAAGAGCTTAGTTCCCATCCAGTGAGGCATGGTAATCCATCTCTGTTCTTTCGGTACTTCCGCTTCCTTCAATAACAAGTCCATTTCTGCTATATTACTGATTGCAGCGGTTACATCTAAAGTTCCTTCAGTCGGTCCGCTTAAAGCGGCATTGGCTACCATAGTGTCGTAGATGAACTTATCAGCTTCATCTTTCATCTTGTAAGCAGCTTTTCTGGTTGCCTCTTTCATTAAGGCAGAATTGCTCTGGATAGCATCAACATCATCAACAATAAAGTTGAAGTAATCAGCTTCGGTAATTCTGAGAGTTACCCCTGCATCAGTTAATTTCTGTAAGTTAATATCGCCTCCGGTATATCTACCGATATCAATATCCCCTATTCCGCTGATATGAACGGCATCGCCCTTTTTCTTAATCGGTGCGTCAATGTTACATCTGCAGATTTTCCCGTATACATGGGATTTCTGCATCTCATCCATCATGGCGGCATTCCATAATTCAGGAATTGCGTTTAAAATAGCCATTTGTCTAACTCCTTTCAAAGTTCGTTAAAGTTTATAATTAGTGGTAAGTATCACATGATAGCTATTCCTTCCCTTTAAGCGTCTTGAAGTTAGACGAAAACCCGCTTAACCCAGCGGTCGGGTATTAAGCAAGGCTATTTATTTTCCTTGCCCCACTGCTTTTGGCTTTCTCTGATTTTGTCAAGATTGGCTGTGATCCAGCCCGGAGTCTTACTCATCTTCTTGACATATTCCTGCGAGTAATAGCCACTCTTGGCGGCAGCGCTGCCCTCTAAACCTTCTTTAGAAGTAACTTTTCCGCTTGGCATATTCTGTTTGTATGCTTCATATCTTTTGGCAATAACAGGGTCTTGCAGTCCTACCTTATACGCCATTTCACCAGGGTCGGGGTCATTAAGGATAAGCTCCCTGTACTTGGGGTTACGGGCAATCATTCGTTTAGTTCCCTCATTAACATCTTCAAAACTTAACCCTTTTCCTGTCTTATCTTCGGTGTATTTGGTCTGTGCATCGATAAAGCTCTTATTGATACGCTTTTCCATCTGTGCTTTGGTTTCTTCCTGTTTCTCTTTGGTATACATATCAAGCAGCTTTTTCTCTACCCTTGCTATTTCCTTCTTTAAGGTGGCAACAGTCGCAACATCATCGGGGTCGCCTATGTTAGACTCTTTTTCGGCTAATTTAGCCTCTAACTGTGCAATCCTGTCCTCATACTGCGTTTCCTTTGCTGCCAGTCTTGCCTGTAATTCCTGTCTTGCCTGTGCTTCTCTCTGCTTGTCAGACAAAAGCCCTTTCCATTCCCTTTCCGAGTAATACTTTTCCTTTTGCCCTTCCTGGGTTTCCTCGGTTACTTCTTTAACTTCTTCTGTCATTTATTAGCTCCTGTTTTACATCTGGATAGATGAATTTCATGCACTTGCCCCTGCATGAGGGGAATTCACCTGTTATCGTTTGGCTAATCTTCTCTGTGTCGGTTGAGGCTGTTGCTGTTGCTGTTGCTGTTGCTGTTGCTGTTGCTGTTGCTGTTGTGCCTGTTGCTGTGCTAACTGTGCCTGCATCTGTGCCTGTTGCCTTAACCTTTCCAGTATTTCCTCTTTCTTTGGTAAATCAGAAGATTCAATAACAATATCAGGTGGAATAATTTCACCGTAAATCTTTGCCATATCAAGTAACATTTCAAAGTTGGCAAAGCGGATAGTCGGATTAGTCGGACTGGCTGATAATTCCACTCCGTATTTTCCTATCTTTCTGCTTCTTATAGCCTCTAATAGCTGGTCTACATTCTGTTCTAACTTTGCCTCGCTTGCGATAGCCATCATCTCGGCAGTTGAGAATGTATTGTTGTAGCGGATTAAATCCACGATTGTTTCGGAATATATTTTGTGGGAATATCCCACATTATCAAAAATTATTTCACTGCCTATCAATCCCTGATTAATACGCTGTCTGTCCTTAACTCCACTTTCAGAAGTCGGACCTTGTGCCAGCATATTCTGGTTGACTGAACTTATCTTAGTAGCATCCATCTCTGCCATTTCCTCTAATTTAACATGGCCCACTGACAGTTGTGTCGGTTGTATCTTGGTTGGCGGTACTGACTTGTAATTGATTACAGGAGCAGGCTCGGTTGCCTGTGCTTCCAATATATCAGGGTCAGCCCCTTCGGTTTCGTGGTTATAAAATCCGCTATTAACATTACTGTTGATAATATTGATTGCCTGTGAACGCCTCTTGTTTTTCTCTTTCTGCGGGTCAATTAGGTTGTCTACCACGCCTAAGCAGTTTCCGTTGACATAATATGGTACAAATCTTATTATCGGGAACTTGTTCATTTCCCCGAAAGGTCTTTCGATATGCTCTAATTCAATATCCCCCAGTGTAGTTGTGCAGTTCATAACTGGGATAATATTTTCCCTGACTGCAAATATAGGCTGTCTGCTTTCTTCCTCTGCCCTTCTGCGGTCTTTCTCAAGTACAACCTTGAGTAAATCAAGCTTGCTCTTGTGTACCCTTGTATGGCTCATATTTATAGTGTCAATTAAAAAGGTAGCTTTTTCGTAATGTTTCCACCATGTTTCACGGACTCTGCATTTAAACTGGTCGGGAGATACATCACTTCCGGGTATTTTTGTTTTATCCCTGTTATCCAAATCATCATATTTTAAATTATCAATATCCTGTTTGCTCTTGGGATAGATGAGCTTAATCTGCTCCTTATCGCCCCAATAGGACTTGATAACATATTTCCCATAGTTCATGTCATATTTCTTGTTCTGCGGGTCTTCAACAATATCAAAAGGATCTTCCACATCAACAATTATTTCCCCGTTAAAAGGGTCATCATCATATTTAATGTCAAGCGATACAAATCCTTTAGTAGAAATAATCCCGTCAAAGAACATGGCACTTCTTAGATATTGGGCATTAGACTGGTCTTCAACATGTTTGCATAGCTCGGTCAGTAATTCCGCAACAGGTTGCAGTCCGCCCTTTTTCGGAAATACCTTAATATCCATGCCGTTTTGCCGTTCATAGCCTGTTAGAAGGTTAATAATCGGGAAGATGATATTCAGGGATAGGTGCATACGCTTCATTTCATCTAAAATGGCAATATCCCTTGCATCCCATTGTTTATCGCCCCCCATATAAAAGCCATAGTTACGGGTAGCCGCCTGAACATACTCAAACTGCCCTTTATAGCCCTCGTCCCAGAAATCCTTTAGTTTGACTATCCTGTTGGTCTGTGTCTTGGGTTTAACGCCTACTGTTACCAATCCTGAATGTCCTTTTGGCATGGTTATAGACCTCTTTCCTTGATCCACTGCTTATGTCGTAGCTTAATATTGCGATAAAACATATTTGCAGTAGTAATCTGTACTTGCATATATTCCCCGCATTTGTCGCAAGGCTGGTTATTTCTCTCTGCAATCATACATATCTTTTCATTTTCTGCCCCGCACTTGGGGCATTTCAGCTGATATATTGGCATCCTAACTCCTATACACTCATGGCTGAACCATAAGACCTTTTTCTCCTGAATACATTCTTAAAATGCTTTTCCTCTCGTGTTTTTAACACATCAAATCCCTGTGCTTGCCTGATATTAATAGCTGCATATCTTGCAGCTGCCCCTGCGTGGGAATGTTCGTTGTCGTCCTCTGTTTCGGTGTAACGCTGTTCAAGTTTGTTATATTTCTTGCCCCATTTGCGTAAGTGGTCTAATCCTGCCTTGCATTTTGTCTGGTCAAACCTGCATAAGCCCAACAATCCCCTTAACGCTTCTACTCCATTTTCAAAGCTGGCAAAAGGTGTCTTGTTAAACAGTATCCCAACATCTTTAGCATGAGCTAATCTGCTTTTGGCTGCGTCTTCTGCCCCAATCATTTCCCTGTGTTGGATATCATGCGGTGCGAAATGTTTACCATACAGATACGGCTTATCCTGCAATACCTTCGCCCAATAGGTAAATGTCTTGGCTGTGGCTTCCTCAAAGTCAATAAAGCGTATTTCCTGCCCTACCTGCTGCACGAACCATACTGACATTGAGTCTTTTCGTATCCCTAAATCCCAATAGGTATTGACTAAATAAGTCGGGTCATAAGGCAAATCTTCTATTCTTTCATTATCTTCTAATTCCTGAATTAACTTACCAACATAAGTTCCTTCTATCCCCTGGCTGAATGAGCAATAATATTCCTGTTGAACAAAGTCCTCTGTCTGCCCTGTGGCAAGTTCTTCTTCTATGTCCGCCAAAGAGATTAAACGATAACCCTCGTGGTCGTAAGTGTCCTTGACAGTGTGCAAACACCGGAACCAGCGATTGTTCTTTGCTGTAATATCCCATAAGTCCTTAAAATGATTATTGCCATTTGGTGTAGACTGAAAGATAGCCCAACCGCCATTTTTGAGCAATATCGGTCTAACTACATCCCATGCCCCCGGATGCTGTCTGGAATATTCACTAAAGATAATGCCCCTTGGGTTAGTTCCTCTCATAGCTTCATAACGATTGTTTTCTGTTCCTACAATCTGGAGCATGGATATATCACCAGTCCTGCTGTAAATACGGAACTTCATATCAGTAGAGTTCGGCTTGGAAGCCAGTAATCCTTGTGGCAAATAGGTTTCTAAAAAGGTTTTCCCCTCATCAGTGTAGCCTTCCCAGAGTATCATTCGCCCCTGTTTTAAGGTTGGATAAACTAAAAAGTATAATCCAGGCTCCAGATACATCTGCTTGATAATCAAATTGATACACCTGATATCTTTCCCGCAACGCCTGTGGTCTACCCATATTCCACGCTTATAGCCATTTTCAAGCATATTAAAGCTCGGAACTTGCCAGTAATAAGGCTGGAAGTTATATGGTATCTGTATTTTGTTTTTTGTTTGTTTTGCTGTTGCCAATAGGTTTTTCCTTTATTTTAGGTGGAGGCCCCTGCTGAACATAATGGACTACTTCCACAACATCGGGTACTTTGTGTTCTACGGTCTGCGTATTTGAATATTTATCTCTGGCACGATTGGTAAGAGTAAACTCTATTGCTTTTTGTATTCCACGCTTGATATTCTTTCGGAGCTGACATTCTGCAAGGTCTATAAAACTTTCTTCAATTTCTTTAACCTGTTGAGCAAATTGAGGGTATTTCTCCATCCAGCGATAATAGGTTTTTCTGTCTATATTGGCACATTCACAAGCATCTGCTATATGTCCGTAATTGTTCTTGAAAGTCTTTAAAAAAACCTCTTTTTTTGTGGCATTTGTGGCATCACTCATCTTCAATCACAACCTTAAAACTTTCTCCGATATATTTCTGCAACGCTATTACATGGACTAATTCACTTGCTGGTATATCTAATTTAATTCTTGCCCCGTTGCCCTGCCCGTCAATATTGATTGCAGATTGTATTGGTGGTAAACTTGCTATAAACTCAATTTTGTTTTTTGACATAATTACCCTCTACTTATATAAGGTAAAGTTTTGGTGTGATATGTAGCATTTTGCAGAAAAATATTTTAAAAATAAAAAAACGGACTCAAAATAAGCCCGTTATTGAAATAATTTATACCAACCATACATAAATGTATAGCCTAATTTTGAAGTATTTCCCTCAATTTTCCCAATGCCCTTTGTTTTATCCTGTTGACTGTTGTCCTGTGTATCCCTAATATCCCCGCTATTTCCCTTTCCAGATAGCCATAAAAATAATAGAGATAGATAATTTCATATTCCCGCTCATTCAAAACTATCACCACCCTTGCAGATGTCCCTGTACTTTTGTTCATCCCTGCAATATTTCCTGATGCCGTTACATACGCTTGTTTTGATATTCCTGACGCCTTTGTTGTGTGCCTCGATAAGTAGCATTACCCCTTGTTGGTAGATGTCCTCAAATCCGTGATGTTTGTACCTGATTGCTAATCCCTTTAGAAAGTCCTGATACTCTGATATTAGCTTTTCGTGCAATTATATTTCTCACTTTCTACCTCCTAATCTAATCTTAAATCTCTATACTTCATTCTATTGTAATTTTTGTTCGGACATCTGATTATTATTAGCTTTCCCTTGAGTTGGTTGTTCATACTAATACCCCGGAACTACATCTTTTTTAAATTCCTCAGTTACCGGATCACTCCATTTATATTTATGATTATATTCTATTGCCTGGTAAATATTTAACATTATTTCCTTTATATATTGCCGGTTATTATGACCAAAAAAAGCACACATAGTTATATGATTATAATATCGTAATATTGACATCCCCCGTTTCTCCCGATAGGGTTCCATCCACTCATAAGGCTCCCAATTATCCGGTATTTTTATTTCTTCCATCTTTATACTCCCCTCTCAATCAAATCTTCAACACACCTAACCAGTACATATTCCCCGCCTTGTGCTTCAATGTTCTCCTGGAATTGAACTTGTGCCGGACTCTGCTTACTTCCTCTGGCTGGTCTCTTGCATTCGATAAACAACACCCTGCCCTGCTTAATTGCAATAATATCCGGAATGCCTTTATAAGCACCCATACCTGCAAGGTTGTAGAAGTGAAACCAGCCTTTGAGTGATAGGTAGTCTTTAACTTGCCTTTTTACATCATTTTCGGTAATCTTGCGATTTAAAACCTTTGCCTTTACTTTAGTTTTAGTCATTTGTTACCCTTATAGCCTTCTCTGATTTATCATAAACTTTTTCCAACAATCCAAAGTTTTCATTTAGCTTAATCAATTCCTCTGCAATAATTTCAAGAGCTTTTGCTTTGCGAAATTCATAAATTGGTATTAAATCGCTTGGTTTTCTTTTATCGTCAACCCTTTTAATATTTTCCAGCCATTCTTTATTAGTCATTTTTGCTCCTTCCCTACGCCGCCACTTTGTCAGGACGGTCTCTATCCTCAATATTTAACATCACATCTTTGATATTCAGCTTAACCACTTGCCGTCTTGCCCTGTTTCTCGGGCCAAACATGTAGCCTTGTTACTGATTTTGATTGTCTTCCTGCTTATCGCCATTTTTAACCTCCTATTATTTATGGCGGTCTGCCAGAATAGAACTTATGTTTAAATCTGTTGGTCAAAATTGCCTCCTTTCTAATAATCTGAATATTTTAGTTTCCATTTTATTGGTATGCCTTTCCTGAATAATACTGTCGGATAAGCCCTTGCTACTATTCCCTCAATTTGTTTGTCTTGTTTGTTATTGTCTTGAAAAGCCACTTTAGAACTAACTTTTGTTTCTTTCAAAAAACTAACAGCATCTTCAATCCTTGCATTTGATATATAACTTGGCACGGTTTTAATCCCCATCATTTCAGCTATCTCACAAACTTTATCCCATTCAAGCCACCAGCCGTCTATCCATACATCAAATAATCTGAATGAATTTCCAGGATTGTAATCACCACCACCTTTTTGGATTTTTGCACCATAGCCTTCACCATATAAACAAACACAACTTAAAAGTTTTTCAGGCGTAAAAACACTTTCAAACTTTTCCTTTGTAAATATTTTTTGTAATACTTCAAGTAAATAAGTTGGCATCTGGGCATTATCTGTTCTACCACGAAATAGTAATTCTGACGGTTCTCCTGGTTGATAAATAATTCTGATATTCGTTCCATCTATCTTTTCAGTAATTAGCCAGTTATTAATCATTTCAAATTCTGGCAATCTAATTTTGTCAGTAACTTTAAAAGTTTCTTTGTCCCTTTCAAACAATGTTTCTATTTTTGGATATTTAATCATTAAAAACTCCTTTCTTTATTTAGATTTTCTTTCAAATTACTATACAATAACTTCTTTAACTCCTCTGGTGTATACAGCCTTCCAAGTTTGGTATAGTCAAAATCCTGCCTTAACAATCCCCCATAGCTGATAATGGTGTTAATCTGTGCCATCCATTTGCGGGCAGTTTCCTTGTGGTAATCTCTCGGCTCGGGTAGCTTTACCCTTTTATTAGAGTCCTGGAGTGAGTATTCATAGAAACGATCCTTGACTTCTGATACTCGTGGGAAATATTTTAATTCCCCTGCAAGCTCAACCACCCTGACAAAATATTCTTCGGGGTAATCGTATAAAAACTTCCGCCATAGTGTTACTGTTGACGGCTCAAGTTTGCGGTTATATAATTCCTCGAAAGTGTTAATCATAATCTTAAACTTTGCCTCTTTAGATTGTCTTTGCTGATTAATCTGTAAATTCATACTCCTACCCCCTGTTTATGGTAAGTAATCCCATTTGAATATTTTTTAATATTTTTTCCTTTGCGTCTTTATAAACAAACCTGTCAATTTCAAATCCATAACTATTCCTATTCAGTTCAGCTGCTGCCCTTAATGTTGTTCCGCTTCCAGCAACAGGATCAATAACTACATCACCAACATCTGTAAATAAACTTATTAAAGTTTTGAGTAATGGAACAGGCTTTTGTGTTGGATGTATTTTTATCGTTTTATTATCCCGAGGCCACTTCATCCAATTAAATATCATTCTTTTGTTATTATTGAATTTAGGCAACTTATCTCTATATAAAACTATTGCGTGTTCTGTTGCTCCAACTATCCTCATATTTGCCTTCAATACTTGAGGGCTATAGTCTTTAATGAAAAATAAGGGGTAGCTATTAGCAAATCCATGTTTTTTGCCTACCTCAATCAATGTTGGTATTTGCTCAAACGAACAAAATACTATCATTGCCGGAGCTTTATTTTTTTCTTTAGGCTCTTTAATTAACAAAGTGCTGCAAAAGTGCATATACTCATATAGGTTAAAATTCTTATCACTATTAAAGAATTGTTTACCTGCCATATCGCTTTCACCGTTTTTATTGTCGCCGTCAATATACCATTGCGGACTGCTTCCATAAGCGTTTATGCCAATGTTATAGGGTATATCTGCTATAACTAACTGTGCTTTTGGAATGTTATATTTTTTATAGTTTTGAAAATTATCGTGATAAAGTTCTGTTTTTATTTTAAGTTGTCTATCCTTATTTTCCTTTGCGGTCTGTAAATTCATACTATCTCCTATCATTCATTACTTTTTCCATAAACTGCTCATAGCCATTTTGGCTGTTATTAACAATTTTTTCCTTTTTCAAGTGGTATACATCCTGCCAGCAGTGAAAAATTGATTGTTCCATAATTTTAATTTGAGTATCAATATCAGGACTTAATTTTTCCAATCTGGTTATTAACATAGACTCTGCTTTATCGGTCATTGGTTTCTTGATTTTATTTCTCATGGTTTTAAAATTATTCAGGGTTTTGATAAACACATCGCCCTTTCTTTTGTATAGTTTCTTTTGTATAGTTTCTTTCTTTTCTTTTGTGTGTACCTGTTTGGGTAACAATTTTGTACCTATTTGGGTAACTTTATGTACCTGTTTAGGTAACTTTGTGTCCTGAATAGGTAACTTTTTTTCAGTTTTTTTTGTTACCTGTTTAGGTAACTTTTGCCATTTTTCATAGTCTTTTTGAAACGATAATTTTTTCCCGTTTTTAACCAACATATTCCTATCCAATAATTTTTTGATAGTCCTGCTGACATGACTTCTGGCAATATCGGTCATCTCTGAAATTTGGGTTGTTGTAATCCAATCCTCTGTCTTATTCCAGCCATAGGTTTTCCGAAATATGGCAAATATAATTTGTATCTCATAACTTGAAAAATAGGTTTTTGCCATAACCTCTAATAATTCATTTGCTATAGATGTATGTCCGTTTTCCTTTTGTGGATTTGCCATCCCTACCCCTTAACCTTCTCCATTATCTTCTTCGTATCGCATAACATATCGAGCTTATCCAGATATATTGTTTGCCTGTATTTTTTCAAAGTCCAGTAGTCGCCTAAATTGATTACCCCAAACTCCTTTAAGCCCCCGATATAGCCTTTAACCTCATAATAGGCGTCCATTAAGCTATGGTTTTTGCTGTAAATTTTGTCTATCCGTTCCTTAACTTGTGTCAGGATCATCTCTCCCCCCTCAGCTTTGCTATTTCCTTCCAGAGCTTACAGTTTTCCTCGTGGAGGTCTTTGAGGGAGTTGATACAATCTCCCATAAAATTATATATCTGATTAAACTCGTTCCAATTTTCCCAAACTTCTTTTCCTTTGATTAATGAGCATAAAAAATGTTTTTCTTTTTCCATTTCCTCTATATTACTCATTCCTCACCTCCGAGATATTTTTGCTTTTTAATCTCTATTAAATGTTCAAGTTTAACGCCAAATCCATTTTCATTCTGTAAAATACCATTTCCAAAATCATTTTCAATTTCTTTAATTATCCCCTTATACGTCTCGTTTTCTTTCTTCAGCTTCTTATTTTCGGACTCAAGGGATTTGAGCTTTCTTAACTCATTAAGTAATGCCATGATATTAATAATTTTTTCTTCATACACCTTATATTTTGCGTTTGATATGTTAGGCCATAAAATATCTTTTATTTTCCCTAAATATATAATCGCCTCATTGATATTACCTTCGTTAACTTCCATATCTTTCCTCCCATTCCTTTTTATTCTGGGGCTACCCTTTATCGATAGCCCCTAACACAATTACTATTACTAATGCTATTAAATCTGCATCACAGGTTAGATATATTCAGTTGGTTTGTTTCATGGACACCTCCTATATTAGTTGCTATTAGCAATATTAAGCGTTCTATATATTAGTAGTATTAGTATCACTATTGATACTTTTTAGACTATACAAAACTTCCCCCTGCCTGTAAGTGCCGTTCTTCTCAAGCTCATCAATCACATTTACAGCCTTGTTTTCGTCAAGTTTGTGTAAATAGGTATTATTTATCACATCTACCAAAATATCGTTGTAGTAGCGGTATATTCGCTTCTGCTTGGGTTTCTTAGTCATCTTCTTATCCTTTCTTCAGGGGACGGCCAGTCCGTCCATAACCAACCGCCCCCATCAGCAGAGCTGGGTCGATCAGCTCTTACTGGTAACCTTGTCATTAAACATAGCAGGATCAAAGTCTGCGTTGCCTTCATCTTCAACATTAATAACATCTTCCTCTAAACTTTCCTGTTGTTCCCTGATTGCCCTTTCCCCTTCTGTACCTTTTTTGTTATCACCTAACCACCAACTTATAATGGTGCTTGCATCTGTTTTGGATAAGCCGTTATTAACCTTCTTTTCCAACCTTTTCTTTTCCTCATCATTCATTAAATGGCTTTCCAGTATCTGTTTTTTAATCAATCCTATCTGTTTATCTGTTGCCTTATCGGTGCTTTTAGCAGTGGTTTTAGGTGTGCTGTTATGGTTATAGTCATCATCTGCTATCCCGCCATCCTCTACATCCTGGGTAAATATCTCGCTTAAACTTGCTACTGTTAAACTTGCATCAACCTGACTTCTTTTTTTAGCCATTTTAAGGATGGTATTATCAACACTATATGGGTCTTGTTTTAGATACTTTCTTTCTCTACTATTACAACTTCCTAAACCTTGAGTAATAACCATTCCATTTCTGGTTAAGGTACATCTAACCTGATACTGAAAAAACCCTGTTTCAAAATCTCTTGTTGAGTCCAATATTTCATAAGTAGACTGTAATCCCATTAACATTAATATTTTTTCAGCACCTGGCTTTAATAGTGTAGGTTTAGAGCAACCAGGGATAGTTCCAAAATCCTTGCCTTCTTTTAAATTCTTTCTCACAATACTTTGAAATTCATTAATCTTTCTTGTTGTGCTTTCTACGGACTTAATATCCATATTCTCAATAATTGTTAAGCTATTAGATTCATTACTCATAATTCTTTACCTCTCTTATTTATATTTATTTTTTAATTCTCTCTGTAAGTGATAAACTTCTGTTAATTTCAAAAAAATTTTAGTTTCATCTTCCAGGTCTATTCTTTCCTTAACTTCAAACCCTTCTGTTTCATCTCTGCCTAATCGGAGTATTATATATCGCTTAGTTTCGTATTTGTTCTCTGTTAATAATTCCCTGTATCCCCCAAGTTGATAAAAATATTCATTATAGATAGCTTTTCCTGTCTTAAAATCAAGCAAGGTCAATATTCCATCTAAGTTACAATAGCAGTCCATAGTCCCGCCATATCTGTGTTTTTCAGAAATTAAAGGATCTTCTATTAGAATAGGTTTAATATCATGTTCATCTTCCCATTCAAGGTATTTAAGGAAACAAGTTTCAGCTAAATCAATCTGCTTTTCGGTGTAACCAGATGTGTCTAACTCCTCACCTTTTAGATGACACATAACCATCTCATGTGCTAATGTTCCTATGTCTGCCTTGTCATCTCTATACTTCTTATAATCAATCCCTTTAGTGCCTAAATCCCAAGCCCAGTGGATCAACGCAGGTTTGCCTAAAATTCCCAATACTGTTGTAACTCCAGGAACTCTTACTCCATCTTTAGTCTTATAGACTGTATGCACCTTGACTGATTTTCCGTTCTTTACTGCTGTTCCCATTACCATTACCTCCAATTATTTTTTTTAATAAACTTTCGCCTCTTTTAAAATCTCTCGGTGTTAAAAATGGTCTGGTAGCTCTTACCTCATAAATTTTTTTAGCTGTTTCATAGTCAATTTGATATTCTCTCATCATGCCCCTTGCCAGTACTCTAATACTCATAACTTAACCTCCTATAATTTATTTTTATTCTTCCTTAAAGCATTGATATTGATAATCGCCATACATTAACCGCTTTTCCTTTTCTGTCGGTTCGTCTTCTGCTTCCCAGTCAAATTTATGTTCATGACAAACTTCACCAAACCAACCACAGCCGTCAGCAAAAGCACAGTTTTGACAACTTCTATTTTCAGATAATGCAGTTTTCATTTTGCACCTCCGTATCATAAATAGCTTTTTTCTCTGTATGGTTCAGTTCAAACCAGTCATCGATGTCATACCTTTCCATGAGGATCAGTTTTTCCCTAAAGCACAAATTGGCATACCATTTATCATACTTTTTGCTTTCCTCATTTTTTAATACTGCCCTTGTATAAGCCACTTCATAACCTTTATTTTCTTTCTCTAATTCCTCTATCTTTTCAGTCCAGCCGTTTTTAACTACCATCTCTGCCTACCTCCTCCACACATTAATTTATCCATTATCCTGACTATAAACTTACACACAGCACAATCAGGAAATAGAATACAAAGCCCAAAATAGCCAACAAGAAAAGCCCAAAAATAAACATAATTACCTCCCATTTCTTTTTACTCCTTTCACCCGGTAGTCAATATCTTCAATTACTCCGAGTTTTTTTAATTCTGAAATTCCGTAATGTACTTGGTTTTTAGTAACCCCAAATTCCTCTGCAATGTCCTTATAAAACATACCCCCTTTAAACATTTTTAATAGCTTGTCATTATGCTTAGTCCAGTCAAAACGTTGTGAACTACGCTTATATTCTTTTAGCTTACGGGTATAGTTATAAACGGTAGCTTGTGTAATCTCCAAGTGGTTTGCAATCTGGTATACCCTATAGCCCTGTTTGTACATATCGATAATCTTTTGCTTTGTTTTATCTGTTAATCGTGTCCACCTTTTATTTATTTCTTTTTTGTCTTTACGGTTTTTGATTTCGTTTTTGACATACCATTTTCTGTAAGGGCAAGTGCTTTTTTTGACTCCTCTGCAGGTTTTCCATTCTGCACACTCCGAGCAGAATAGATGCTGTTCAGCTTTTTTGCCGTAAGCCTTAATTAAGTCATCTACCGTGCAAACTTGTGTGTTGTAGCTTTCTTTTACTTTGTCGGATTCAAGCTGTTGTAGTTGCAAAACTTCCTCCTTTACATAATTTTATTTTTCTTTTTTGGCAATAATATTATCACGGATACTCTTTTGCGAAAGTTCTTTATTTATCAAACTGCTTACTACAGTTCCAATAGGTAACTCTTTTTCAGCAGCATACATTTTTACTTTTTTCCAAGTCTCATAGTCAACCCTGATATTTTTTGTTATCATAATTGCCTCCTTTTTTAATTCTTTCGTTAGTCTTATCTATTATTATAATGATATATTTATGAATGTCAAGGAAAATATCATATTTTTTTTAATAAACTTTTTAACAGAAAAGCCCCCGCCGTAACGAGGGCTATTTCGCCTTCAGCTAATCCCATCGAATTCGATGGGATTGGAAGGCTTTAGTGCAGGGGACGCAGATACTCGCATGGTTGAGTTAAGTTAATAACCTACCCACGACACATAAGCCTTACGCCCCCGTTGCTCTTTGTACACATGGTACACGAGCTAATGACTGCCCCACCTATCTCATGGCTGTTAACAGTCTCCGACGCACACCATAAGAAGAACGCCCTTGGCTTCTTATCAGCAGGGCAGTACCTTTTTGAGATAAACGGGGCAATAGCGATACTAAACGCCCCGCCTCTCTTGAATTACACTCTCCCACCCTCTTGAGTGCTTGTCTGCTATAGTCAGACTCCCCAGAGCTATCATGATATAGCATTTCTGCAATATAGCAAAATAGCCCCGCATTGCATATTTATCATGCAATGTTTTACCTATAAAT